AGATAATAATATCATTCTTCCTATTGTTTCTATCAACCAAACCCAGTCTCAAAATGCTGATAACCGTCGAAGAGGGGCTCCTCAAATTGTAAACGAGGTTTTCTGGAGTGACCTAAAGAAACGAGCAGTGCGGGTAATTAGTGAAGCTCCTAGGGCTGTAGACATTGAGTATGGTATTAATATTTGGTGCAAGTACAAAGCCGATATGGATCAACTCTGTGAGCAGATTAGGTTGCTTTTCAATCCGCATATGGTGGTAAAAAATTCGTACACTAATACAGCCATGGCATACATTGATTCGGAGAACGATCAGTCTACTGTAGAGACTGCGGATAGAGAAGAGAGGATTTTACAACGGACCTTTAATATCAAATTAGAGGCGTATGTCCCTAATCCTAAATTCTTGATTACTAATACTGGAGAAATTCAACAATTGTCTATTGATTCTCCGATCTACTAAAAAAAATGACCAAAATATGTGCTAGGAACAGTACATAATATGGAGATTAAATTATGAAGACCATCACTAATGTAAGCCTACAAAGCTGGAGCCTCCCGCTCCGAACCCCCAAGGGTGTAGAGGATTATTATCTAACGCCCAAGCAGTCGATCACAGTGCCAGCTTCATACATCACTGATCACGTTATTAGATATCAACAACGGAATCTAATCGCTATTAAAAACGCATAAGGAGAATATAAATGGCAAACTATGTAAGTCCCGGTGTATATGTCATCGAAAAGGACATTTCTGACTATCCCGCACAAATTAATTCCTCTGTTGTTGGTATCGTTGGCTTCGCAGATAGAGGCCCCATCGCAGGAATTAGCAACCAAAAGGCTACGCTGGTCACTAGCCAGCAAGGTCTTATCGACACCTTTGGTGAGCCTAGCGAACACATTAAGGGTCAGGCTCTCGAAGGCGCGTTAGAGATTTTAGAATCTACTAACTCTATGCGCTTTGTCCGTGTATCTGACTCCAGTAGACTTGCAGCCTCCGCAGCAGTCTCCGTTGGTGGTTGCCCTGCGGTCCTCGTTAGTGGTACGCAATCAGCCCCCATCTATGCTCAAGGGCACAGAGCGGGAGACGCTGGTTATGTGGCAGGTGGTCTATACGGCATGTCCGCTCTTGGAAGTGCTGACTTTGGTACCTCCTCGGTGCGCTTTACCATTACTACTTATGATAACGATAGAACCAAGATTGTAGATGCTAAGACCTACTCCATTCCGAAGGGAACTTTAACTACGTCTTCGTCTGAAGGAGCTACCACCATTGAAGCCTTGAAGAAGGTTATTGGAGGCTCATTAGATGCTAACCGAGTTGGTGCTTTTGCTGAAGCAAACACCGTTGATGCCTCATCCTTCATTGTTGGACTGGCTGCGGGTGGAACGGCGACCGTAGATGTGAAGATGGAAGTTCTTGACGATGGCGGTATTTATGAGGATCTCGCTGGCTTACGCCCCATTGATCTTAAGGGCGGCGTAGGTGCAGCATCAACCGCAGCTTCCGCTGTGGTTGCTAGTGGTGTAACTGCTGACCCTTCGGCTACTTCTTACTTAGTTAAGAGTATTTGGCCCGGAGCGGGTTACAATGCTGGAACTAAGGCGGACGGCACTACGAGTGGTGTATCCTTCGAAGTGGGTGTGAATGGTAGCTTCAACGCACAGGAGCAAGTAAACAACCTTGGGGTGGTAGCAGAGTCCTTCATTGCAGGTACTACCTCCTCGGCTTTCCTTGAGGACCAATTAGGAACTACTTACGACAACCGTACTTCTAACTATGTTATTGCTAACTTCGCCGCTGGCGGGGGTGGGGCATACGATGATACGGTGGCTGTAACTTCTCTCGCCTCTTTCGAAAAACATCTCGACAGCCTGTATGGTGCAGGAACTACCCTCACGGGTGGTCAAGGTACTGTTACTGGTGCTGCAATCAACCCTCGCTTTGTGAAGCTTGTTCAAGGTACTTATAACCTTGCGGATGGTGATAGTGGAATTCCTACTGCGGCGGCTGATGTTGCTACTGCGGTAATTGGATCTGTCCAAGCTGATGGTGGTAAGACTGGAATTGAAGCACTGGATGATCCCATCTTGAATGTCTCGATTGCTCTTGCTCCGGGTCCGGGAGTTGGTGATAACCAATCTATTCAGAACGGACTCATCACCGTTGCGGAAAGAACCACGGACTTCCTTGCGCTGATCTCACCTCCATATGCGGTTGGTAAGCCGGGAGATGCGATTGACTGGAGTAACGGATTTGCTACCACTAGAACCGCTGCTGTAAACAGTTCTTACTGCGCGATGTACTGGCCTTGGGTGAAGGTTTTCCAAGTCTTCGACGGTAAGGACAGGTGGTTAGCTCCTGAAATTTACGGTGCCCGTCAAATGGGTGTCACCGATGCGGTTGCTGACCCATGGTTCGCTCCTGCTGGATTTGTGCGCGGTCGCTTGACCAAGCCTACGGATGTTGAAGTTGTCCTCAACCAAGGTGATAGAGACTCTATGTACTCTGGTGGTAACTGCATCAACCCAATCGTTAACTTCCCTCAAAACGGTATCGCTATCTTCGGTCAGAGAACGACCCAAAGGCAGCCCACTGCTCTTGATAGAATTAACGTGAGACGAATGATGATCTACATCAAGAAGGTTATCCTCGCCTCCACGCAACGCCTCGTCTTTGAGCCTAACGATAAGTTCACTTGGAGCAGAGTTGAGCAGTTGATTAACCCTCTCATGGACGATATCATGAGACGCAGAGGTATCACGGAGTTCAAGGTTGTCTGTGATGAAACTACTAATACGCCGATCCGAGTTGATCGAAACGAAATGTGGTGTAAAGTCTTAATCAAGCCTACCAAGACTGCGGAAATCGTGATCTTTGAGCTTAACCTTACTAGCCAATCGGCCCAATTAGGATAATAGGAGAAAAATAAATGGCAAACTCAATTAACTCACCCTACTACTTAGATCCCGCTGATACAGGAAGGGGTTCTGCTGGTGCGCTGCAAAGCGGTCTCCCAGTCATCTCCGAAGGTTTAGATTCTGTAAGAGCATATCAGTTTGAAATGCACTTTGAACTTCCTTCGATTGTTCCTGATCCTCAAGGTAAGCTTACTCTTGCTGCAAAGCAAGTGACTGCTGCTGGATTCACTACTGAAGACATCGAAGTTAACCGTGTCAATGACAAGGTTTTCTATCCCGGTAAAGCTTCTCCTGAAGAACTGACCGTGACCTTCGATAACTTCTATCAGCCTAAGGTTGCTAACACGCTTTGGACTTGGTTCTCCACCATTTATGATCCTACCAACGGTAAGTTCTACACGGAAGTTGATGGCAACAGCCCTCAACAGGCCCCAGTCAATGGTTGGAAAGCTCAGAGAGCTACCATCGTTCACTTGGATGCTCAAGGCCAGCCGTTGATGGAGACGAGACTCTTCGGGGTTTACCCCAAGTCTTGGAAGACTGCTGAATTTAATTACTCGACTAACGAATTCCACACCATCGAAATGGTTTTCCGTTACGACTTCATGGAGCATGTTACTTTTGGAGCCCCCGTTGGGTCCGCTCTGAACTCCCAGTAATCTAAACTAACAATTACAATTCCGAATTTAAGCCCAGCCTAGATCTTTCTGGGCTGGGCTTTTCCTATAATAAAGATATGGACTACTATTATTCTCTGCTAGAAAGTTACCAGCAGCTTAAGCGCAGGACGTTTAAGCTTTCTTTGCGTGAGCAGGAAGGGGAGCAAGACTTAGCTGCCGTAGCCAACGATATCATAGGGGTTTTGGGGCAACTTCGCAATAATGAAGAGGGGCATAAAGAAGAGGGGTTAGGTAACGCGAAAAACCTGACCGCGCAGGTAACTAAAGGTAAGGGAGTTCAGATTACTGGGGGTAATCTCGGTGGATGGGGTCTTCAATTCAGCGGCCAGCAGATTGGAGGGTTCGGTAACGCATGGCAAAAACAAAATAGTAAGGCTAACCGATTAGTGCAAGCTTGGGCCTCCTCTGGTCAAGGGGCCGAAGGTGAAGAAGGCGGGGAGCAAGATCAGACCCAAGATCAAGAAGTACAAGAGAACCCTTTAGAGGGTGAGGCCCAACGACTCCAAGACGAACTCTTTGGTACGGAAGAAAAAGAAGGCTTATTTACACGCAATGAGGCAGGAGAGGTAGAAACTAGTATTTATTTTCCCGGCTATGTAGATGCTAAAAGACAAAGCCGCATGAGCAAGGCTATTAATGCTGTTCAGAAAAAAGAAGCAGGAGAGGAGCAGGGTCTTGGGATTCGAGGAGCAGCCGCTGAAGACACCTCCATTACGGATAAACTATTAGCTTCCCCTAATCTTGATCCCGAGAGGGCAGCTAAGGCGTTAGCAACGGTGCAAAACACTTTGAGCGTGGTTAAAGATATTCACCGAGGAGAGGACATCCCTCCTGATAATCTTAGAGAGGTAGCTAATAATGTTCAGGTAACCCCACAAGGAGTTATGTTTAACGGTGTTTACATTCAATATAGATCAGACTCTAAACCTGAGAATGATATGTATAGAAATGCGACAGATCAAATAAACAAAAAGATTAAAGAACACAATAAGGAGTGCCCAGACAAAGGCACTGAGGCGGGGAAAGATTGCCACATTAAGGAGATTAAAGCCCCCTCTACTGGAGGCCGAGGAATGGACCTATCTAAACGAGGTCCGATGATGGAACACTCTACCGTCCTCACGCAGTTAGCGGGATCATTGGAAAACTGTGGGGCGGCTGGCGATAAAGAGCGGTGTAAAAAATTAGAAGCAAGGATTGACGAAGAGTTCGAAGTAATGCTAGGTAACGGCTCGATGGAAGAGGCAAAGCGTATGTTCCAAGAGGGTCTGTGTGCGGCTGGGCAAGCTTGTTTGGTGAGCATTGAGGGTGCAGACGCAGCAGTAATGACTGAGCTAACGATTAACTACTTGGTGGAAGAGCAGGGTATGAACGAGACAACGGCAGCAACTTTGGTTGAAAAGGCATCCCAGATGGAAGACGGAGGCACTAGGGCTATGGTGCTTCTTGTTGCCTCTACCCGAGGATTCAACGGGTATACCCGAGACTTAGACATAGTAGACTCCGAAGTATTTGGTGGGGAAGGTTCCGATCTAAAGGGACAGAAAGATGATGTGCGTATTACAGCTACCCGTGAGAGCTTTGAAAAGTGGAAAGAGAAAATTGGTGGGCAGATGTCCAAGGTCGAAAGAGATATTGAACACGCTTCCAAGTGTGCGGGAGAAGGAGTAGGATTAGAGAACCTTGGAAAAAGTCAAATTTCTGAAGCTGATGGTGACGAAGGTAATGTAACCTTTGGTGTAGAACAAAAAGCTAGAACCTCTACCACGAAAGGTCGCACTAAAATGGGAGAAGGTAACACTAACCGAGTAGGTAAGATCTGTAAGGATACCGAAGGTCTCGACCCCCTAGAGCAACAGTTTTTAGAAGCTAATGATAGAAGGATGGAAGCTTGTGCTGGTAAAAATAAAAAATCCTTTGACGGTATGAGTGCTAAGGACGCTGCGTGTAGTTTCCAAGAAAAGATTGATGATAGAATGAAAGCTTGGAATTCGCTTGCTTCAGGGCAACCTGTTCTAGACTCTGAAGGTAAGGCCGTGGAAGGAGCAGCCGCAGAGATGGTACGCACTTGGCATCAAAGTAAATCCGCTAATGATAAGAAGGCTAAAGAAAGAGCTAAGTTAGCTACGGCAGGATTCAATGCTATGCCTAACGCAACCGCAGAACAGCGAGAAGCCATTAAAAAAATTGGATTAGAGTTAGAGCAAGTTGAAATTAGTAGAGAGTTAGATAAGCATACAGACTCGTCTGGTGAAGTAACTGGTGAAGGTTTAGGTTACTTGCTACAGAGGACAGGACAAGATAGTGGATCTCTTGATGAGTGTGTTAAGGATGTCAGAGGTTATGGAGACAACACACAACGACTAGGCTTAATTAATGCTACCACTTATGGCACTATAGGTATGGTAAATTCTGGTAAGGCTACTGTCACAAGAAAGCCGGGAAGTAACACATTCGCTGTTGGTACACCTGATGGTGTAGGATTAATGGGAGGCTCTTTTGAAAGGGGTCAACTAGTTACCACAGTTCATAATGATAGTATGACTGAGCAAGATGTGAGAAACAGAGAAGCCCATGGTGCAACCACAGAAGAACTCATGAAGGACTTCCTTGTTGGTCAAGCCGCTCTATTAGAGAAGCTTATAGCTCAAACCACATAGAATCCCAACATTTAATTAGTTCATCAAATAGGTACACTCTGTAGTGTTTCTTGTTATTGATTTCTATATACTTAATATCTTCTGTAACCTCAATCCATAGAGGGATAATGGCTAGTGTAGGCTGTCTATCCTGTTTAAAGATCACCATGGGAACTTTGGAACACTTCTGAGAATCTTTTTCACATTGTTCTATAAATTTCCAAAAATCGCTACTATAATTATATAAGCTATATAAGTTTTGATTATTGTATCCTTTTTTACATTCGATACAGAATTTAAATTTCTCTGGGGTTATCAAGTCTCCATAAATTTTTAAGTGATCTGGGAGACTATGGGTGGTGGCGAACGCTCCAGAACCGGGACTTCTTGAAAATTCTGTGGTGTTGAATCTATCATTAAGTACCTTGGCGATTTGTCGCTCGAACGTACTACCCTTGGTTCTGCTGTTCTTGCGCTTAGGTTTTTTGCGAAGATTGCTTAAATCGTAATTGTCGTTCATAACACTTGACCTCGTACTATAATAGCCTGAACAATGAC